AATTTCCATATCATCTTCATCCTCATCGGATTCGTCTTCAATTTCCATATCATCATCTAGTTCCATGTCGTCTTCAATGTCAAGTTCGTCTTGTTCTTTTGTTTCGTGTTTTACACCTTTTTCAATTTCTTGACCTTCCATTGCATCAACAGACACTTCGTCTTCAATCTCTTCATTATTTAGAGATTCTTTTACTAATTCACTGATTTCTTCCTTCATAGTAGAAGCAAGTATTCCTTTTGCATTCTCCGTAACGGCTTCTTTCAAATTCTCCATTTGTAATAGCGCTTCTTCAACTAAGTTTTGTTTTTTTTGTTTCATTATAGTTTTTTTTTGCAAAATGTTTATTTATAGTTTCTATTATAAATATGCCGAAATTAAAAAAAAATCCATTTAGGAAACAATAGGCAAAAAAAAATCGGGTATTACCCCGATTTATAAATTATATTATGTGTGTCGAGGTTACTCGATTACCTCATCAATTTTACTTTCAACACATGCAGATATTCTCCAATCATGTGTGAATCCTTCAAACGCTTTAGTAACTTTAGCCTCAACATCTGTTACGTTGAAACCTTTTACTAATTTTTCTTCTCTAATTTTTTTGATTTTACCTGAATGTTCATCAGGTAAGTCATACTGAATTTTTGCGACAAAATACTTTTCTTCCATTTTACTTTTTTTCTTAGTTATTAATTAATACCCTAAATAATCGGTTAATTTCTTCATTAAGTCAAGTGATTTTTCTAAACCTTTTTCAGGTTCACCTTCAGCGCTTCTTAATTTAGTTTCTTCTTCAATATTTTCATCATACTTAATTCTATCATCTTGATTCAAGAATAAGTAAGCTCCTGGTGTTGATGGAGATGAAACTAAGTCAAAACAAATTAGTTCAAAATCCTCCTGTACTTCGTTCCTATCACCTTTTTTCACTAATGAACCGACACCACGAGAGGAAACCCCCATTGTTACACCTTGTCTCATAAGATTTGCTGCTTGGTCACCGGGACATGAAACTACCCCTGTCTGATGAAACCCTGGAGAAGTTAATAACTTTATCTTACCCATTAATACATTACCTTCCCACCACATTTCAGTAATTAAATGAGATACACGGTCTAAATCAATTAATGATGATTCAGGGTGATTAAGTTCTGAAATAGATAACCCTTTCTTTATCGCTTCTTGGTATTTTTCACCTTCTCTTCTTAATATCTTTTCAGGATATATTCTACCGTTTCTATTTGGTGTGTCGTATTTTTGTAATACTGCGTAAAACTCAAAAGGTTTAGAATGGTCTAATTGACCATACGATTCTTTTATTACATCGGCGTTACGTCTATCGTTTGGGTTAATAAATCCAGCGTCCCATTCAATTAAAATTCCTTTACCCGTATCATTTGGTCCTAATATCTTCATATCTTTTTATTTTATAAATATGTCACGTTTAGTATTCAATACCAATATAAACGTCCCACTCACTTATTTTAATTGGAGTTACCCTCAATAACTGATTTATTTTATCACTAATAAATACCTTATATTCTAATGTAAAGTTAGAGTCGTCACCGTCTCCTGAGAAAAAAACATAGTTATTTGCGAACTCAGTAACATCTTGTCCGTTATACACTACTTTACCAATAGTGACTCGAACACCTATATCTTCATCTTCAATATTACCTTCTAACATAACACTACTCGGTTCAATAAAGCTATCCTTATAACCAAATTCATATATAATTTTTTTAGGGTCTATAAGGTTATTAAGGTTATCTAAAGTAGTGTTAACTTCAAATAACCTTAACATCTGACTTTCATTAATTATAACTTCCATTTAATAGTTTTACTATAAATAGTTTAAACTGTTTGTTTTTTAGTTTTATGTAATATGAAATGTTTAGATTTCATTAATGGATACCCATAAAGTGTATTTACTATTTGTTTTACTCTATCTCTTAATATGATAGATTTAAAATCTAATTCTTCTTTTACAAATAAAGTTACTTCCAAATTCATAAAACTTCTTTTACCTAATTGTATACCACTACTCCTTAAATCTAAATCAACTATATTGTGTTTTTCAAATATTAGTGGGTCAACTACCTCTAATAAATGATGTTTAATATTTCTTTCTAACATTCCTGTGGTTCGTGACCAATTGTCTACATTAACCACTGGTTCTACCCAACTCTGTATTAGGATATAAACCGATTTTAATTTTTTTGCGTCTACTGTACCATAACTACACTTTGCGTTTTCGTATCCCGATAACTGGGATGTTTTTCCTTTTTTCATATAAATTCATAATATCTATTGTTTATTTGTTCTACGAAAATATAACCATAAAAAGGTCGGTAGTCAAAATATTGATAAAGTGAATCTATTTATTATAATAAGTAATATATGATTATAATTAAAATAGGTAGTAAAGAAAATATCGATAGAGCCCTTAAAAGGTGGAAAAATAAAGTTTATAAAACTAAACAGTTAAATAGACTTCGTGAGCAAAAAGAGTACACTAAAAAGTCCACTAAGAGAAGAAAAGAGAAACAAAAAGCAATTTATATACAAAAAATAAAGGATTCAGAAAACTAAACCCTTTTTTTATTTTATATGTTATGTAGGGTTATAACCCTTGCTCTAATTGTTTTAATTTATAAAGTGAAGTTAAAGATATTTCGGACTCATTAATTCTATTAATGGTTTCATTAACTCTATTATTTAAATCCTCATCGTTCGATTCATTAACTTTTTCAGTTAACTTTTTTAATACAACACCTTTAGAAATAGTTATTTCTTCAGTTAATTCAGTTTTAGACAATGATAAAAGATTTTTTAATTCTTTTTTTTCTTCTTCACTAATGTCACCATACTCCCGATTAAAAGTATTAGTTGCAATTTTTAACATAGAACTTAAAGGAATGTTAATTGATTCAGTTACGTTTAAGACTTCTTTAGTCTCACCTAATATCTTTTTTATGTTGTTTTTACATTCTAAAACTTCCTCAAGTTTTCTTACCGAATTAATATAAACAACAGTATCAATATCCGAGTATTGATTAATTGTTTCTTTTTCTAAGTTTTCAGAAACCCACATATTAACTTCTTTAAGTTTAGTGGATTCAGTTGTTAGTATATCTTTTATTTTCTCAATACATTCATTTACATAATCGTCTACGATGTCTTTTGAGAGGCCTTTCTTTTTAGAGAGTTCATCATATAAAAAATATGCTTCAGTAAGTTTTTCGTTTTTAATAATATGACTTTTAAATGACCTCATATTGGTTTTAAACGAATTTTTACCATATGACTTAGTCATTAAAGATTCTATATTTGATTTTATTTGTCCGAATTTATCCATAACTGTTTTTATTATAAATATTAACTATCTAGTAATGTTCTTAGTTCATCTTCGATTTTACCTAAAGATACTCTACCTTTTGATAAATCTATTTCAGAAATACCCGTTACCATATCATTTTCTAATATCATATTTAAGTCTTTTTCATTAATACCTTCAGGTGTTACATCTCCACCGGTATCTCCACCGGTATCACCTAAGTCACCACCTAAGTCACCACCTAAGTCGCCTCCTAAATCACCTCCAAAATCACTACCACCTCCATCGGAACCAAATCCTGTGTCTGACGGTTCAGTTACTTCACCTTCAGGTGCTCCACCTTCACCAGGTTTGTCACCATATAACTTATCGATATTCGCAAATATACCTGTCTTACTAATTGTTTCAGAAGTCTTCTCTAATTCAGCTCCAACTGCCTTTTCAATTCTTTGTTGTTGTAAATCAAGTTTAATTTCTTCATCTGAAAAACCTAAAATATGTTTCTTAGCCCATGAAGAAGACACTGGTTGAATCCCATTTCCTGGGTCAGATACCGCGTCACGATAAAGAGCCACTTTTTGTTGCCATTGCTCCACCTTAAGTAAATCAGCTTGTGTTGATGGGTTAGTTAAACCTAATGTAAAGTTATTTAATTCATCTTCAAAACCTAATAAGTATAAATGAATGATTGCTATCTTATTTAATTCTTGAATCATAGATTTTTGAATTCTATTGATTGTACGAGCGAATCTAATATCTTGTAATGCTAAATTTTTACCGTCACCGACTACTTCTTCAAACCCTAAGAATGCCTTAGGTACTCTAAGAGCTGTTAGTAATTTTTTCTGAATATACTCAATATCCGCGATTTCAGATAAATTTTGTGCGCCCGGTAAAGTATCTATTGGATTCGGAGCGTTAGCATCACGAACAGGTATAAAATAATCTTGGTCAACCGCCATTTGATTATACCTTAAATCAACATTACCATTTGTAGAATCGACTACTTGGTCTCTTTTAAATTTATTTGCTACTCTTTGTACATACGGTTCAACGTCTTTGTCATCCATATTACCAACAAAAACTTTAAAGACTCTTCTTTCGGGAGCCCTTGATGTTCGGTAAACTAACATAGCGTCTTCAGATAATATTAGTTGTTTCCATATTCTCCTGGCCTTTTCTAACATAGAGGTACCATAAGGTAATTTACGGTCATCACCTAATAATCTAAAGTGAGCCATTTCCCAAGTATTTAGTACCATATCTTTATTTTGCCATAAAAATTTAAGTGCATCATTCTCACTATCGACACTGTTACGTTCTGGTTTCATTTTCATTCCTCGTTCTTGACGAGTGATTTCAATGTTAGGTAGTTGTTGTACACCCATAACTCCCTTTTCAGGGTCTAATTTAAGGTAAACAAAGTTATCACCGTATTTACAAGTATTTCTTGTCCACATAGGTAGGTTAGTACTAATGTCGAGTCTATTGTTAAATAAGTCACCAAGAACTGATTTAATCCTCTTACTTTCAGAATATATCTGTAGTATATGCCCATCTTCGTTCACTGTTGTTGATTCTTCCCCATATATATCTAACGCCGCAGATATTTCAGGTGTGTATTCCATACTTTCATAATCATAAAATGAAGCTAATCTAGTTGGTTCATAATATACAGCTTGAGTATATAAGTTGTTCTCTACCTTCTGCCATTGTTGACCAAGATAAAGTGTTTGTTGGGCTTGAAGCTTTTCTCTTTCGTACTCCTTTTTATCGGGAGTTTTTAAGAGTTCTTTCTTATCGAACGTAAATGTAGGCGCCTGCTGGTCAAGGGTTGAGTCAGGACCGAACACCTTAGTAAGTCGTTGCCATATTGTATAATTTTCTGCCATACCTCTTTTTTAGATAAATAGTAACATTATTTGAATTAAACTAAACATTTAAAACTTTCCAAATAACCAAGAATTATCTTGATAGTCCTGTTTAGTTGCTTGCCCTCTGTTTAGATTATGGTTTATCCCCCCCGGTAATGCAGATAAGCTTGGATGAAAATCGTTAGAGGTATTTTTTACGGGAGTTTCATTAACTAACCAACTTTCCACCATGGCTTTAGTTTGTTCGGTAACTTTTTCTAATTGTGTAAATGAGTTCTCACCAACATAGATTGCCATAGCTATAGCCATAATTAAATCATCGTGTTGACCCTTTTGGTGGTCAGGTCTACCATTTACGTAGACAAAAGTATTTAACTCATTTAAAAGTCTTGATGAACGAATTTCAAAATTATGTCTTAATGCCTCCTCAAATGATGCTACAATCTGTACACGTTTATTATTGAAATTTAACCCCGGAATCTTCTCCATGGCCTTCACATTATATTTCCATTTATCTGCAGTATTAATACCTTCAACATATAAATTTTTATAACCTAATTCTTGTAATTTTCTTGACGTTGACACTCCCATACCACCTGTAATATCAATCACTACAAATGCAGAATACATAGTTGCCCATTTAAAGGCTATCTCAGCAACCACATCAGGAGGAACTTTACCTAAATATTCAAGAACTTGTTCCCTATTATCAAAATCAATAATGGTAAATGTGGTATAATCTTCGCTATCTCCACGAGATACGTCAATACCCATTATATATTTATGATTAGCTATTGGCTCTTTCCACTGCCACAATGAACCACCTATAAATTTGTTTTTTGGTTCCTGTATGTAGTTTTGTTTCATAATCTCAATAGTACTACTTGGAATCACGTTATCTCCCGAACCTAAGAAATTACATTCTAATTCCTGTGAGATTTTTCTTCTATCAAATTTAAGTTTTTTAGCCATACCTTCGAACCATGGAGAATAAACTTTGTATCCATTCGCTAATTTTAATTTAATATCCTCGTAATCTCTTTCACGAGGGTCAATATCTCCGTATCTAATTATTATTTTATTGTCATCATAATCCTCACGATTTAACATATAGTGTATAATATCATTACATTTAATAAGTTGTAAGTCTTTGGAGTATCGAGGGTCACGATACCAGTACATTTCTGTAATTTTAAAATCGTTCATACCTCTTATGGCTTGGTCGTAAATTGTATAATATATCGGGTCAAATCCGTTAGGTGTTGATATAACTATTACTTTACCCCCCGTAGACAAAGATGCCATACACGCCGACCAAAAGTCATCATCAGCATCGATAAAAGCCGCCTCATCAAAAATAAGTATGGTTGGTGTGTACCCACGAAGTGCATCTTTTGAAGTTGCAACTGCTTTAACCTCACAACCATTTGACAACTTAAAATGTCTTTGTGAATTTTTCTCATTAGAATATGAGATACCAAACCATGTTGGCCATTGGTCAATAAAACTTCTAACTTTATTAGCAAATTCTTGGGAAGTATCTAATTTATTGGCAATAATCAGTACTTTTTCGGGTTTTTTCTTAGATGCGGTAACTACTTTTTTAGATGCCCACGCGGCAGTGACTGTTGAAACACCTGCCTGTCTATACTTTAAGGCTATATTTTCCTCATAATTGTCATAGTCATTGATAAGGGTTTTTTGGTCTGAAAATAATTCTAAAGGTACGTACTGTGACTGTGTATTATCGTAAGTTTGTAAATAGGTTTTTAAAGCGTAAGGAGTATCTTTTATACACTTCGCATATTCCAATAAAGCCTGCTCTCTTGATAGTCCCATCTATACATAATAAGTTTTTTTTATGATAAAGAAATACCCAACCCGTCTAAAAGACCTGAAAGACCATCATCCTCATCGTCATCGTCATACTGTGATATTGCATCTTCATAATCTTGAGATTTTAATTCATCTATAATCTCATCCACCATCTTAGATATAATTTTTTTACCATCACTTGAACCTGACATAATCATTTTAGCCACATCAAAAAATTCATCAGTAGTTAAAGATGAAAATCTTGAGAATAAATAATTTTGTATCTCTCTCAGGTCTTCATCATATAATTTTTCAGGATATGATTCCATAAATTTTTCCCAAATTACAGGACCTAAACGTAAATCCCATATTTCGTAAGGTAAGGTGTCTTGGGATGCCATAACCATTCCTGCGGCTTTAGGGTCATCAGGTAACCCCTGAGTTCCGAAAACCTCGTAAAGACCCTTTAAAAGTTCGTGTACAAGTATTGGGAAGAATAATCCCTTAGCTCTAATGGTGGGTGGGTCCGTTGTATCATCAACTTCTTCTTTACCTTCCATTCCCTGTCCACTTTCAGCCGCTTTCATTACCATCTCATCTGGTAATATCCAGTATAGTAAATCATTTACCGACATTAATACACCATAAAGATTTAATAATTTAGGGTCTATTTTTTCTAACTCTTCTTTAACTAAGTGAAACATGTAATGTCCCTTTTTAGACGCTCCTTGTATTAATGAATTAATAAAACGTCTTTTTGCCTTTTCTAAATCAAATTTTTCAAAAGCGGCCATAAAATTTTCTAAATCATCTTCGGCTTGGTCTTCACTTACTCCAAATTGTTCGATAACGTCTTCATCTTCAGGTTCTTCAGAATCTTTCTTCATACCTGACATATCTATTTGTCCTGGCATAGAAGTTAACTCTACATCATATTGAAACGCGTCATCAGGTATAGATAATTCTTTCTTTACTAAATTAACGGCTAATTGTTCTAAATAACCTTCATTACTCGATTCTATTTGTTTAACATCTTGAACTGCCTGCATCATCATACCTTGTAAGTTCATGAGTTGATTAGGTGTAACATCGTCAACACCTGTATATCTCTTAACTTTCTCAATCACATCACGAAACCTTTTGGAGGCAATTAATTGTTCAAAAGAATTATCAAGTTCATCATCGTCTTTTCGTGGTAAACCTGGGTTATCAGACATAGGAGTTTCGCCTTTCTCTAATTTGGATTGAATTCCTTGGTCCATTCTTTCAGGTCCATCATACTCGATTTGTTCTCTTACTTTTTTACTCATCTTTGAATGATATATTTAGATTATCAAACTTAAGAAAGTCAGGTAAATCAGTATCCCCCACCTTAGCTTTAGGTGCTGGTTTATGTTTAGGTTTGTATGGTGACTTTCGGTCAGGTTTAGTACGGGTAGGTGTTTTTACTGGGGCTTCTTTAGTTCCTGGTGTCTGTTCAACCATATTAATTAAGTCTTTTTTAGTCATCGAAGGTTTATTGGTATTTTTTATCAAAGATACAATACTTTCTTCAATTTGCCTAACTTTTCTCTTATGTTCCTTTAAATCTTTACCAACACTACTAACACATGCGTCAAATTTTTTCTCAACATTTTTCTTCCATGATTTTTTAGGTCCGTACTTACCTTGTATACTATCCATACAAATAGCATATTCATTATCTTCCTCAAACATACCTAAAGTATAAAATGCGGGTCGAATAATAGAGGTTTCAATTTTTTTACTTTTTTTCTTTTTACCCTTATTCTCCTCAAATATACCCATTCCATCACTATCATCACTAGGATTATTTCCGGCTGGTCCTTTAGTATTACCCGGACTATTACCCGCGTAAGGATTATATCCTGACTCATTTTCTAAAGAATTGTCAGCATCTTTATCTTCGGATAGTTCACTATCATCTAAATTAATATCCACATCGTAGGGGTCAACTTCCTTTGCCGGTTCAAACATTTTAACTAACATATTAAAATTATCTCTAAAATAACTTCTTAAGTAACCACGTTTAGCATTGTCAACCAGACCTTGCCTATCTGTTTGGTATTCTTCCCAATCGTCCCAGTATCTATCTACCGCTTCTTCAGCAGCATTTTCTAAATCAGGACTAAAAGGGCTTGGCATTCGTTCAGGTTCACCTAATTCGGAATGGATATAACCATTAAACACATTTTGGTCTGAACTACCCCATTCGTTTAACTCTTCTTCACCTAATTCATTAGATAATTTTTGAGCTAATTGATTGGCCATTGTAAGGTCTTTTACAATTTCTTTTGGTTTTTCAGAAGTTGAGTTTTGTTCCTTAACTATTTTTTTATATAAAACACTTAATTGTTTTCCATCTAACTTTTTAAGAGTGTTTATTTTAAAACCTTCTTTAAGTAAGTCCATTATTTTAAATTTACTGCTCATGCTCAATAAAACTTTTTTCGTAGCTTAATACGATATCTCTTTCGTATAGTTTATCTTCCACAGATTTAACACTTTCTCCGTAACTAAAAACTAATCTCTTTAATTTATCATTTATAATGGAGTCACTATCTTCATTTTCCCAAGCTAATGATATAACACCATCAATAGCATCGTACACCCCGAAAAAGTCTGATTCTTGTATTAAATGTAAATCAATACCCACATTCTTTAATACTCCCACCTTTTTTATAAATTGAATATTGGGCGGTGAAGGGTTACCATTAGCTGGCTGTGCATCCCATTCATCTCCCCATACTTCTTTAACATCTGAAAATATGAATTCATATATATTGTCCCCCTTATAGTTAGGACCTAGTTCATTTACATAAACTAAATTCATAGTAATTCACCTTTAGAAGATACTTTAAATTGTTTACCGTTAGATTCGAATACTAAATTTCCTTTATTTGTTTTACCTAAAAATTTAATGTTAGTATTTTCCTTCATTAAAAACTCGGAAGTTAATTCTTGTTCTACACTTTCGGATAGTTTTTTTATTTCTTTCTTAACTGAAACATTATTAATTTTTTCTGTTAAGAATTTTTTAATATTTTTTGAATCAGTAATTTTTTTCTCACCTTCACTCACAACAAAGTACTTTTCTAATACTTTATCAATTTTAGTCTCAGCAAATATTTCATCTACCATTGAAGTCATACTATCATCTTCAGATAATTCTTCATCAGATATTGGTTCTTCCATATCTAAATCTAAATCTAAATCCATATCTACGTCATCATCATTCGACTCCACATCAATATCAACTTCACCTTCCATATCGTAGTCAGTTTCGTCTTCTTCAAAATTAGCTAAAATATCCTCTTTATCTTCCTCAGAAAGTTTATTTAATTCAACTGCAGATATGATTGAATTTAATACGTACTTAATATCTTCTGAAGATAATCCTTGATTTTTATCGTAAGTTCTAAGTTTTTGACCTAACTTACCAGTCAATTTCTGAATCATTCTAAATGAACCTTCTTCATCATCATCTTCACCATCAGTAGGTTCTTCAATATCTAAATCGATATCTTCTTCACTGTCTAACTCCATGTCTAAGTCTAATTCATCTTCACTTGATGGAGCTCCCATCTCAGCGTCTAAATCTAAATCTAATTCAGGTTCTAATGTGGGTTCATCAACATTAATGTCAACATCCACCTCAGGCGTAGGTGTTTTAAGAACAAATTTCTTTTGTTCACCTATTATGTTAACGCCTTCAGTATTCTCATGTATTCTATTAAGTTCACCCGCAATTAGATTTACTTTTTTCATAGCTTGAGAAAAAGATTTGTGATGTTTTCGGTTTTGCATAGGTTCATTGTAATCGAGTTCCGATTCACTTATACCAACCTTTACTACGTATCCTAATTTTTCTTTAACAATACCATAGTACTTTCCATCCGCCATTTGAATTGAATATTCGGCTTTGGAGTTTTTGCTTTCACTTAAAGTAGTGGGTTTTGAACCATAGTTAGAAATCTCAAGAATTCTTTTAATTTGTTCTTGACCTTCTAATTTTTCACTACCTAGAGGTTTTAAATCTGCCATATCTCTATATTTTTAATAATTTTTAATTTTTAACTAAATAACCCATTAATTCCACCTAATCTAACAGTGGTGCATTGAGTTATTGACTCATTTTTATCATTCACATATGTCGCATGCATTGGTGTAAAAGAGGTGCTCCCACTTATGGGAATCGTGTATTGTGTCGATGTACATCCAGTTTGTGCCATAATAGTTTTTTATAATAAATATATCGTAAGTTAAGAATTTCCATTTTTTCTTATCTTACGACACAATTATAGTTTATTTTTGTTCGGATAATGATAGATTCCTATCAACTATTTTATTTTGAAATTCAAATAATTTTTGTATATACCCATTTCTTCTTAAGTATTTAAAGACTAAGTTTTCATACGCATACTCACCTTCTTTCTCAAGACCACACCCTCTATATTTTTTTAATCTATCTTTTACTTTTTGTATTTTTTCTAAAGATAACTCTAAATCTTCATCTGAATTTTCTACATCATCAATGACTAAGTCTATAATGTCTTTCCATTGCTCTACCTTATCTTTAATAATTTTTTGATTGATGTTAATATCTTCTTTAGTTGGTTCCACTAACCATTCATCAAATAAAACTGAGTAAACACCTGTAGATATATGTGGTTCATTAGTATCTTGAACATATAACTCAACCTCATAACCCTTCACTGTTATATCATGAGTTGAATTGAATAAGGTTTTCTTTAGTTTAAATAAATCTTGAAAGATTTCTTTTTGGTCACCTGACTCGTTAAAGTCGTACATAACATGTAAATCTACATCTGAAAATTCTGACCAATTATAGTTAGCTAATGAACCTGTCATTGTAATATCTTGAATAAAAATATCATAGTTTAAAAACTCAATAAATTTATTTGCAATTTCAATTAATTGTAAACGAACTTCCTCAACCATCTTCGCATTTGAAGGGTCTTCAGGGTTTTCCCATATTACTGGATTTAATTCGTCCTTAACATTAAAACTAGATATTATCTTATCCATACATATAAATAGTAAGTTTTATTACTTTGTTATTTTTTTATATTTGTATTTCTTACCTATCTCTTTATTAAAGAATCCCCCTTGTGATTCTGCCATTCTAAATTTAGTATACATTGAATGTGGTACTTTCTCATATTCATACTCCATACCATTTTTAAATGTAACTAATAGTTTTTGGTCTGAAGTGTCGTAAACTGTTTTCTTAAGGTTAGATGATTCAATCTCATTAATAATTAATTTACCTTTAATTTTTTCGCTTTTAATTCCCATGATACATTTTTTTAATAAGTATAGGTATTTTACTAAAATAAAAAACCCTCCTTTAATGGAGGGTTTATTATTTATTTAATTAACTCTTTAATGTTATCCCTAATTTTAATTGATTCCTCAAAATTTTCTTCAGTGATAGATATTTCTAATTTTTCTCTTAATTCTTTTATTTTCTTACCGTTCTTTTCTAAAGTTTTGATTTTATCTCTAAATTTAACTGACGATTCAAAATCTTCTTGTGATATTGAAACCTCTAATTGTTTCTTTAATACATTTAACTCGTCAGTAGTTTTATTATTTTTATTTTCACGATTAGTGAAGAATGTATGACCATTAGGTCCTACACTATAATAAATGGGTCTCGCATCATTAAAGAATGTGTCAAATTCTTCAAATAGGTCATTAATTTTTCTTTTTCCAAACATAATATTAGTTTTTTTTGATTTATTGTTTATCTTTGTATAAGACAAATGGTAAAAAACGTGCCAGTATGAGTAATATGTATTTTTTACGTAGTATCGTCATATGTTATGTCAAAATGACAGTTAAAATAAATTTAGTATGACAAAATGTCAAGTATTTGATATATTCGATATTTTTGTTATATTTGTAACTATTAATTAATAAAAAAAATATGATAGAAGAAATAGACCCAAACGATAAAGGGGCACGAAACCCTAAAGAAATGAGTAACTCTAAAACACCTGTTTTAGATAATTTTTCTCGTGACCTTATTAAACATGCGGAACAAGGTAAACTTGACCCAGTAGTGGGACGTGAAAATGAAATTAATAGGATTGCTCAAATACTTTCAAGACGAAAGAAAAATAACCCAATTATTATTGGTGAACCAGGTGCGGGTAAAACTGCCATTGTTGAGGGTTTAGCTATGAAAATTTTTGAAGGTGATTGTCCTCAAAATCTATGTGATAAAAGAATAGTGTCGTTAGATATGACTTCTATAGTTGCTGGAACTAAATATCGTGGACAATTCGAGGAAAGATTAAAAGTTATTCTAGATGAGTTATACGAAAATCCTGATATTATTGTCTTTATTGATGAGATACACACAATTATTGGTGCAGGTAATTCATCGGGTTCTTTGGATGCGTCCAATATTTTTAAACCAGCATTAGCAAGAGGAGAACTCCAATGTATTGGAGCAACAACTCTTGATGAATACAGAGAGAATATTGAAAAGGATGGCGCTCTTGAGCGTCGTTTTCAAAAAGTTATTGTTGATGGCGCAACACCAAAAGAAACTTTAATCATACTTGAGAACCTTAAATCCCGTTATGAATTTCACCATAAAGTAACTTATAGTGATGAATCGTTAAAAGCGTGTGTTACACTCGCTGACCGATATATCACTGACCGTGAATTTCCTGATAAGGCAATCGACATTATGGATGAGGTGGGAGCAAGTGCTCAGATTAATGTTAAATTACCTGAAGTAATTGAAAAACTTAAAGAACAGGCATCTTCAATTAAAGAAGAGAAAATTCAAGTAGTTAAATCCCAACAATATGAAAAAGCTGCAGAACTTAGAGATAAGGAGAAGAAGATTTTGAAAAAGTTAGACAATGAAAAGGAAAAGTTTGAAAAACAAAAAGATATAACTCGTAAACCTATTACTGAAGACATGGTGTATAGTGTAGTTGCGACTATGACTAAAATACCTGTTAGTAAATTAAATAATGACGATAAAGAATCATTATTAAATCTTGAAAATAGTCTAAATACCTCGGTTATTGGTCAAGAATTTGCAGTTGAGAAGATTGCAAAGGCAATTCGTAGAAACCGTGTCGGGATTAAAGACCCTAATCGTCCTATTGGTTCTTTTATATTCTTAGGTTCTACAGGAATAGGTAAAACTCATTTAGCTAAACAACTCGCTAAGGAAATCTTTGGAGATGAGGACGCACTTATTAGAATGGATATGTCTGAGTACCAAGAAAAATACACTATGTCAAGATTGATTGGTTCACCTCCAGGATATGTGGGTCATGACCAAGGAGGACAATTAACTGAAGCGGTAAAAAACAAACCATATTCTGTTGTATTGTTTGATGAAATTGAAAAGGCTAATAAAGATATCTTTTCACTTTTACTTCAAATGATGGATGATGGTCACCTTACCGATAGTTTTGGTCGTAAGATAAACTTTAAAAATTGTTTGATTATCATGACATCTAACTTAGGAGTTAAAAAACTTCAGGATTTTGGTACGGGTGTTGGTTTCGAAACAAACAACCGAATGTCAAATAATGAAGAAATGAAAAAAGTTTTAATACAAAAAGAATTAAAGAATCATTTCACACCTGAATTTTTAAATCGTGTCGATGAGATAGTGGTTTTCAACCCTTTAAAAGAAAAAGAAGTTTCTCAAATTGTTGATATTGAATTGTTAAAATTGACAAATCGTTTAGATGAAATGAACTATAACATAACTATTAGTGACTCAGTTAAGGAGTATATCTCTAGTGTAGGTTTTGATGAGAAATACGGTGCTCGTCCAATTAAAAGAGCTATCCAAGAAAAAATTGAAGATTTGATTTCAGAGGAAGTGCTTCGTGGTACCATTACTGAAAATAACCCGTTTACTATTGAAATGTTAAGTGAAGATGAATTAACAATAAAAAAAGTGGATTAACCTCCCTTTTTTTATTGCCACTTAAATAAAAAACACTATATTTGTATACTAAACAATAAACAAATGGATAATACTCAACTAACTCGACTAAAAGAAGTACTCTCAGTACCGACAAAAACTTATCAGGAAGATAACATGGTACAATACCTACGAGACGTATTGGAATCAATGCCCGATGTGGAGTACTATACTGACGATATGGATAATGTTTACGCCACGAAAGGAACCTTAGACGAGGGTGAGCATTATCCAATGTTTATTGCACATACCGATACCGTACACTCTTTAGTTGATGAAATTGTGGTTAAAACTGAATCATTAGTGAAACCTAATACATTTGGACACTCTTATGGTGATGAAGAATTTATATCACTAAAAGGATATACTACTGACGGTAAACCTACGGGTATCGGAGGTGATGATAAATGTGGGGTATTTATCGCTTTAGAACTCTTAAGGTCATTACCTAAAGTAAAAGTAGGGTTATTCGTATCTGAGGAAACTGGTTGTCATGGCTCAAGTAAATGTGACATTAACTTTCTTAAAGATGTCGGATACGCGGTACAATTTGACGCACCTGGTAATAATTTAATTACTGAAATTTGCTCAGGTACACGTCTATATGAAAAAGATGGTGATTTTATTAATATTGCCCTACCACTATATAACGAAGTTATGGGTATTACTGCGGACCCTCAATCACATCCCTATACCGATGTTTCCCAAATTAAACGTAAAGGTGATTTTAGTTGTATTAACTTCTCATGTGGTTATTATAACATGCATACACCAGAAGAGTTTGTTGTGGTGGATGATGTCCAAAGAGCAATAATTTTTGCCACACGATTAGTCGGTGAGTTAGGTTACATTAAATTTAATTATGAATATGAAAAACCTACTTGGGATTCACTAGAATGGAATAATGTTGGTGATGATAGTGACGATGATAGTGAATGGGACCAAACATTAGATGATGGATTAGATGACGAATCTTATGATTTGGAAAATGTTAACGTAACTAACTCTTCATTTGGTATAACTATTGAATCTAAATTCACTGGAGATACTATTTATTTAGAAAAGAAAGATTTAGTTGATTTATATGAAATTATTAGAGAAAAACTAATTTCAGATTATTGATTAATCTTCAAAAGGGTCAAATAATTGGTAGTTCGTCATTAATTTTTGAATTGTTGACAGTTTAGCACTACCGGTTTTAAAACCAGCACCACCACTAGTACCCCATTTGTTTAATTGAAAATCAATTTTATTAGTTTCGGGATTAATTCTAAGAAATCGAATAGTAGTATTAGATTTACCGTTGTTTTCCACATCATTTAATGGTTCAACTTGAACTACTTTGTTAAAACCATATTTATTTTCGATAAAATTATAAATTTCCTTATAAACCTTTAAATCAATATAGGTGTCCGAGTTTTGTAATCTTTCCAATAGATTATCAAACGCCGAATCCATATCATCGTTAAAGTGGTAAGCAAATGTTTCCTGGTCTTGATGCTCATAGGCTAAATTATGTGGTTCTTCAATATTAATACTTAGATTACTATCAACATAACTTATTAACATTTCATTTAACGATAAATCTTTATAGTACTCTAAGTTTTCTTCATACATTGAGATTAATTTACTAATACTAATATAATACTTATAAAAGCAATCAGATTCTAATTCTATACCTATTGGTTTATATATCTCACACAACTCCTCTTTTAATATTTTTTGAACCCCTACAGTCATGGACTGATTTTTAGAGTATCCATATGTGTCATCAAAAGTTTCTAAGAATTTTGCGTCAAAGCTAGCTACAAATTCGCCCATATTCGATAAACTACCATCTTGGTCTATTAATGATAAATCATATAATTCGTAGTAATCTTTTAAATCTTGACCTAACTCTTTAAACTTTATTAATTTTTCTTTAGATACATTTGGTGTAGTCTTAAAGCTTTTTTCTAAATCGCTACCAGCAATTTTTAATATTTCTTTTAATTTTTTTAAATGACTAGAACTGAGGTCATATAAAGGGTAACCCTCTTTTAAGTCTTCCATGAAGTTGTATGGGTCATAATGGTTAGCTTCATACCCATATGGGGCATCTACACCATAAGCGTATGAATCAATCTCATAATCTTCTAATGTCTCACTAAATAAAGACATATATTCTCTAGTGTCGTCAAACGTTAAGTAAACGTTTTCTTTATCCATTCTTTTAAAGTAGGGTGCGGTTAATTTTTGAGTTGGTGGGGTTAATTTTCCTTCCTCAATCTTTTTAAGGATGGTATAATCATCATCCCCCTTAATTACTTTCTTAATAGTTTCCGCAATAGGCTCAAAACGGTCTAATAAAAACTGCTCACTTCTTTGTTCATCTTTTTGGTCATAAATCCATACATTATCGTTTACATTAATGTGTATCGCCATCTTACCGAATGTTGAGTCTTTAGATTGTTTATCTATAATATAGATTAATCTACCATCGTTTCCATATCTATCAAAGTAGTCCTCATTATCTTTTGAAGCTGTACACCATTTCGTATTTGAACCGTAATAACAAGATGCCTTATGTGAGTAAGGTTGGACAATTAAAAAACGACTATCCTCATAAATCTTATCGACATCTTTTTTGGCTTCAACTTCCTGTTCTTTATCTTTTTTTCTTTTATCTATTGCTGATAATAAGGTTTGAAGTTCCCAATAAGACCTATATCTATGAATATCTCTTGGACCACCTTTAATGTATATATCATCAATACCTGAATGTAATTTTTTAGCGAATGTAATATCCTCATCAGTTATTGATTGTGAGACATCATTAAAAGTTTTTATTAAGTCAGTTATTTGAGTTATAACATCAGGAAGTGATGCTCCGTCATTAACTTTCATGAATTCTATTACTTGATTAATAGTCCACTCAGAATACTTCTTAGTACTTGAGGGGTCACTATCAACGATAGTAGATATAAAGTCATTATTATCGAATATAAGTTCGTTACCGTACTTTAAAATAAGGTTCTCTTTCTTACCTTCGTTTAGTAGTGTGATAAATTTCATTTAAAACTTTTATAATAAATAGTATATTAATAGGATAATTGGTTTTAAAAGCTTATATTTGTTATATGAAAAAGATACTACTAATATTACTAACACTTATTTCTATCGTAAGTCACTCACAGAACTTAGATGAAATACAAAGACATTTACTGAATTTAGTGAATGAAGAGAGAAGTAATAGAGGTTTAAGTACTTTTGTAACCGACACACTAATAAATAATGGGACTAAAATACAAGCTAATTATTTAAGTACAATAAGAAGTTACAAACAAGTCTCTCACACCAACCCTGACTTAAAATATAAAACCGCATCTGATAGAATTAAAATTGCAAGTGATTCAAAATATGGCATATCATCGGAAAATGTGACCGCATTTACCTATCACTCATCTAAAACAGATTTAGAAATTGCCACACAAGCACATAATAATTTTATGAATTCAAAATACCATAAAATGAATGTTTTAACGGAAAATGGTGACTACTTTAATAGTGGTACTATCTCACCGAGATATTATGGTCACTACGTAGTTTACAATA